CCCCTAAATCCCAAGCATACGCATTTTGCAATACCTTATTGATTTTGTCCTCAATGCCGTCGATGTCAATGACGTTTGCAATGGCGCCATAGATTTCGTCCAGCCAATCTTCCGGCATTTCGTCCGCGCACAAAAAATCAAGCGTGCGTATCGTTCGGCCTTGGTAAAGAAGGCGGGACATATTTCAATTCCGACTTCTTTTTCGACCCTGGCCTTCAAATCAGAAGTCAGAATCATCTTCGTCGCCCTCCGTTCCTTCGGCGATCCTGCGAAGGACTTCTTCGACAAGCTGGCGGGTTGTGAAGCCTTCAAGAAGGACCGAATCAGAAAGATTGACTTCGTCTTCTTCCAGGACGATTTCGATTTCAGATTCCAAACGGAAAGCCGGCCGAACGCCAAAGTTGCCGCTGAACGCGTTGCCGTAGCTCAAACCGCCGCCCGTGCCGACATACCGCGCGCTGAGCGAATGGCCGGCGAGCGGGGTAATCAGCCACCACCAACCGTCTAATTCAAGAAGGTCCTGTTCGGCATACTTTTCAAACTGCTTTTGAGATAAAAGGCCGATCTTGTCGCGGCTGGTTCCGTATCCGACGCCGCCCTGGTGATCAGACAGGTCCCAGTCAGTCGGAACGATCTTGTCTGTATTTATCTTGCCGGCCGCGTTCAAGGCCGCCAGGAAGTTTTCGTTCAGGTCCTTTCGAATGGTACTTGTCCGCCAGTCATTCAGGTTGAAGTTTTCCGGCCGCTCATATAAGAACGGGAAGACATTGAATGGCCTATCGCCGATAGAAGCGGCCGTGATAACAAGGGTTGTTCCGTCGGTTAAATGATCTAAAATCCGGAGCGTAGCCGGCCCCGCGTTAAACTCTGACCCGATAGCCAAGTCCTTAATCTTTGTTTTTACTTTCATTTTGTTTTCCTCCTTCAAGGCCTATCATCGCAGGCTCCAGTTTTTTATAATTATTGTCGTAAAAATATGTATCTCCCGTCATTAAAGCTACGCATTGTAACAGCTTGTCCGCGATTTCGTGTATGTCGTTGCTTTTGTTAATATCCGCTCTCAATGTACCGCAAATACGTATTGCGTCTTGGTACCTTGCATAAGCCTTTGCCCTGCCGTTTTCATCGTCCATTTTTTGGCGCAGGGCATCTTTTAGTCTTGCGCCGTCCTCTTGGGTAATCTTACCGTCGGCGTAGTCACTGTAAATCTTCCGTAGAGCTGTATAATACCCAAGCTCCAACAAAGTCGCACTGTCAGGCATAGGCTCGCCATGGTATGCTAATCTCTCAATATCTGACATTTTCATTTGCCACTCTCCTCAATCAAATTAAGTGCATCCTCAACACATCTGCATATCCCGGCAATGTGCCCCATGCGACGGAGAGTGTCGATAAATCTTATCTGCTCCGGGCGAGGTTTGCCAGTCAGGCTCTTAACCTCCAAAAATGCCACTTTGCCGTTATTGCCTATAAACAGCAAGTCCGGCAGCCCTTTGACGCCGCATTGCACATATCTGCCGTCTGCTGTCGCAAACACGCCAACATTAAGCCTTATTACTATACCGTAATCAGATAATGCCTTGCGTATCGCGTTTTGGATGTCAATTTCTCTTGCCATTTATAAGACCCATCTCCCGTCCTTTATACCAAACCCACCCCGGCTTGTAGCCCTTGAGTTTACCGTAAGCTTTAAGTTCGGCAACCGTCCGGCATTTTTTGTAATCATTGTATTTTTTGACAACCTCAATAATTTTTTGCTCGTAAATCTTTTGCAGTTCTCCGCTCTTTTGTGCGGGTGCCTCTCTTGCCGCCTCGTATATATACCCGCACTTAGGGCAGACCGGAGCAGGGGAATGAGTGTAATAACATTGCGGGCATTGCCTGATGCGTACAACGGGATTTTTGCTTTGTGATTTTACCGGCTTTGCGTCAAGGCTCCACTCTCTTTCGGCATCCGGCAACCCATGCCTAAATACATTGCCCACATGGTCAATTATTATCGCGCGCTTGCCGGGCTTGTATCTCATACAGCGCATTGACTGCTGAATGTACAGTGTAAGAGATTTTGTCGGACGCAGAAGTATTGCTGCCTCGCAATCCGGCACATCAAAGCCCTCGCTGATAAGGTCAACATTGCAAAGGATTTTAATTTTGCCACGCCGGAAATCCTCCACTATCTGCTCTCTTGCTGTGTTTGGCGTGTCGCCGTCAAAATGTACCGCTGTTATTCCCGCCGCCGCAAAGCTTGCGGCCGTTGCCTTGCTGTAATCAATTGTCGGACAGTAGCATATTGCCTGCTTGCCGTCTGCGAGTTTGCGGTAATGCTCCACAACATCACCGTAAATTTTAGGTTTATCCAATAACGCAGCGGCGGCTGACTGCACATAATCTCCCGCTCTTGTTTTAAGCCCTGATAAATCCGCCAGCTGCGGAGCGTAGTAATCATAAGGCGCGAGATAATTATGATCTATCATCCATTTTGCGCCGGGCATTATAATTAGCTTGTCATTGATTTCTCCGAGCCCGCCGCCGTTAAGCCTCACCGGAGTTGCTGTAAGACCGACAAAGTAAGCGTTATTAAAACGCGTGTATATCTTTTTATAGCTTGCCGCGATGCAATGGTGGTTTTCATCGGTTATAATAAGCGCTGGGCTTATTGTCGTTTGCGCAAGCCGCCTTGATAATGTTTGTACCATCATAACATCAACAAGGCTCATATCCGCGCCATGCGCCTTAAAGGTCTTTGCGAGCTGTGCGACAAGCTCTTGCCTATGTACAATCACAAGCACCCTTTTACCGTTAAGCGACGCGCGTTTTGCCATTTCCGCCGCAATAAGAGCTTTCCCGCACCCACAAGGGCCGACAATGCAAGGTGCTTTGTATCCATCAGCCCACGCATCATGTACCGCGTCTATTGCCTCTTTTTGATAATTACGCAGTTCCATTATGCCTCTTTCTTTCCCTCCCTTCTGAATCGTGCAGATGATAGAAAATGATTTTTTAAAATTTCAAGTATTTTTTTTAGCAGTCACCTTTTTGTAATCTTCAAACCTTTCACAACTTCTAAAAATAAACTTGTTGTTTACCCATCGCTGGAGTTCACGAATTTTTTTAGGGGCATTTTGTTTGTCATATATCATTACATAAGGGTCGTAATCTAGTTCTTTTAACTTGTATATACGATATAGGTCAAATTCAAATTCGGTATTGTAATTTGTTAATACATAAACTTTGGCTTTCCTCATATCGATATTAGTTTGTTCCTTGAAATATTTAAGATTTTGAATTATTAAATCTGACTCTTTATTGGTATCCCAAGCAAAATGAAGCATTTTTAACTTTAGTTGCTTAATTTTATCAATAACATCATCTGTCATAAGCCTTATATCTAATCCTTGAGTAAAGTCAACATATGCTTTGCTCTCTATAAGTTGGTCAAGTAATTCTATTTTGTCAGGACAAGCAAGCAAATTAGGGTCTAGGAGTTTAATTTCTTTTTGTCCATCCCAAAATTGTCTTAATGATGCTACTTGATAACTATATCTACCTTCTTTTTGACTCACTATGCAAAATTGGCAATTTCTTGGACACCCTCTTGTTAAAAAACCATAAGCGACATTTTTTATTCCATAGAGTTCATAATCAGGGTAAATATTTTCAATTTCGTAAGGTAATTTGTTTTCAAGTCCATATCCAGTCCCGCCTTTTATTATTTCATCTGCCTGGATGCACATTTCATAATCTGGTGTAAAATCGAATACTTTAGACATATATACTCTGTCATATCGATTTAAAGGGAAAAACCATTCTACATCATCACCTAAACTTTTATGAAAAGCAGATATTTTCATTAAAGGCAAGTTTGGAAAATTATGACCATCAACATCTATTAAACCTATCCTCAAATTGTCACCTCCACCATGAAAGTTGTTTGAAATGCTGTATACTTTTTTATGCTTATTTCTGTAAACCACCATCAAAGTTGTTTACCCCTAAATTTTTACTTCTTCTCCACAGTCATACGCCGGGAAATTAAGCAAAATTTTATTGATTTTATTTTCGATGTCGTTTACATCTACAACATTACCAATTATTTCAAAAAACGTTTCGAAGCTATCGTCATATATTTCATCTTCATAATAAAATTTTAAAAAACGGTAAAAATCGAATTTGTTTGCGTGTATTTTTTCCGCAAGATAAATTTCCGGCGGAGCGTCATCCCCTCGTAAATAGTCTTGATAACGGTAATCTTGCAAAAGATCTTCCTTTGTCATTACGTCGTATCCGTCGTAATATTGTTGTTTGACCATTAACAGCGTGTCAGATTGCAAATCGGATAAATATTTCATTTAAAACATCCCCTTTTTTGTTTTGTCCCACCTTTGTCCCACCACAAAAACCTTACAAATGCCTATTTTTCGGGATTGTCCCACTGTCCCACCGTCCCACCGACAAATATACATTGTATATATATTTTTTTCTCTCTACTTATTTCCATTATTTACTATATTACTATAATAATATATATATATATATATTGGTGGGACAGGTGGGACAGTGGGACAAATAGGGATAAGTGCCTATTTTACGCGGTTTATTTGTCCCACCTTTGTCCCACCATTTTCGGAAAGGTGGGACAAATAAAACTAAAATGGCGGGTTAACGCTTTGGTTATTGTCTACTCTAAGACATACGCAACGGATTTTGTCACCGTTTATCCGCGCGTATATTGTGCTTTTACCGTCTCCGCCTCTTTTTATGAGGTCGCGTTCGCCGAGCCATTTTAAGACTGCGGCATAAGCGTACCCCCCGTCCGTCAAGGCTTTTGTGGCTATGTGGTTGATTATGTATACATAGCCGCTGTCAATTTTGCCGTAAATCTCGCCGTAATTGCCGTCCGTTGAAAATTTTGCTTTGTTGGCGGCGACAAAGCCCAGCAAGTACTCATAGGCTCTTTGTGCAACGTCAACATCGCTTTTTGACGGCAAAAACGATTTAAAGTCATCAACCTCAAGCGGGCTGTCAAAACCTAAAAAATCGGTTAGCACATGGTCAACCGCAACCAGCAGCGCTATGCTTTGCGCCAGCTTGCCTGTGGTGTCAATTTNNTATTCCGCCTTTATTTGCTCAATAACGCCATCCTGCTTTAAGCGGGCAATCCATGCTCGTCCGGCAAGTCCGTAATTATGCAGCAATCCGTCTACAACCTTGTTGCCGTCGACAAACAAATCTTCCTGCGGCTCTATCTCAAGTATACGATTGACTATACCACCCGCGGAATTGTCCTCGACTATTGGGCACTCTCCGGACGTTATTATGATGTTGCTCCATCCGTCAATGGCATTTATGCCGCCGCTGCGGGACCCGCGAGCTTTGGCAACGCCATTAGCAAGCATGTACACTTGCGCGTCAAAGTCTTTTTTGCCACATTTTACAAGTTGGAATTCGTCCAGCACAAGCGGCAGATTGTTAAGCGCGCTGGCAATACGCTCAAGTCCTACTTGGGTCCCGTAAAATGTTAAAGTATACTTGCTGAGTGCAGGATTGCCCCAAACGCTTGACGCAAGCATAAGGGCAACGGTCTTGCCTTTGCCGGACGCGCCCCAAATGTGCACAAAAAAATTGTTGAGAGCAAACAGCTTAACAAGCGGGCTTGCAAAGCTTGCCGCAAGGATAATTTTGCCGACGACAGTCCGGCGCGCCTCCGTTGCGATACTGTGCCAGACTGACAAATCGCCTTGCGGATGTATGGCGGACAAAATGCCGCTGTCGTCCGTCCTTACGCCGTCTATATATGGGGCAAAATCCCCGCCGGGCAGCCATCCTGCCTTTGACGTATAGCGGATTTGTGGTAGCTCGTTAAGCTGCTCAATGTCTTGCAGGTACGCAATTAAATGCCTTGCGCTGATGTCCGTTACGGCAAGGTCGTTGTCCGCGAGTGCGGTAATTTTGCGCGTCCCCGCTATGGTGGATTTGTCGATTATTAGCTCGCGCCAATAACCGTCACGGTAATATTTGAGCTTGACTTTTGTCAACCCGCTGTTAAGGTCGAGTACCTTGGCTGCGACAAATACCGGATGTATACAAGCGACTTGCTCCTCGCCGTTGACGTTGCGCCGAATAACTCCGTTATCTATGCGCCATGTGCCTATGTCAAGCTGTTGCCCGTCAAAATCATAAATATTTGCACTGGAGGCGTACATCTGCGTTTGTGCCCGCTTATATTTGTGGTACAGCTCCTCAAATTGCTTGCGCGACGTTACAAGCTTTGATTTTTTGGCCGCTTCTGCTGCCGCGCTAAAATCAAGGTCAAATTTGAGCTGGTCAAAGTCTTTTTTGCAGGTTTGCAAATATAATCTTGCAAAAATTTCCTTGAGTTCGTCCGCCGCGGTTTTTGCGGGCTCTGTATTATCCATATCTTTCCGCCTCCTCTATCAGGTACTCTATATAGTCAAGCTTTTGCAGGGCCTCGACAAACTCGGGGCAGGGGACGTCATCGGGGCTTTGCGGCCGCTTGTCGCAATATGCACGCCAAAGCCGCCTATGCTCTGCGCACAACGCCGCTATACGGCTGTCCTTACTCGTCTTTGGCTGTTGCGGGCGTGTCGGTATGGCTTGTTTAACGCGAGATAAGCCAAAATCCGCGGCAAGCTTTTCACAAGCCGCCTTAAAATTAAGTCCGTATAACCGCATTGTAAAGTCAATTACATCTCCACCGGCCCCGCAACCAAAACAATAATAGCTATGACTGTATAACTTAAGTGAGGCTGTGTCCTCGCGATGAAAAGGGCAGCAGATAAAGCTTTTTTTGGGCGGGTAGCCATAAAACTCAGCTACCCGCTCCATAGGCAATTGCTTGATTGCGTCTAAAATGGCAAATCATCTCCTGCTCCCGCCGCACCGGAATTATGCTTTGGCGGGAAGAATTCCTCAAATCCGGCGGGCAGGTTGTCCGTACTCGTTAAAGGCTTGTCCTCCGGTACCGTATAATCTCCGGCTTTGATTGTATCGACGCCACGGAAAAAGCGTGGCTTGGTTATCCATTTTTTGCTACCTTGGCTGTTTAGGTACTCCTCGCGCCCAAAGAGCACTCCAACAAACGTGCCCTTAAAACATCCGGCAAATTTGTCGCCCCAAACAAGCTTAAAATTTTTGTTGCTCTCCTCGACAGAGGTTACAAAAGATTTAAAGCCTCTGTTTGTGAAGCCGTTGTTGTCATAGACAAGCTGATTAACTACACATCCCCATTTTTTGTCCTCACGTGTGTCGGATTTGTACAGACTGGTATAATAGCCTTCAAAATCTCCGTCTGCGATGTCAAGGTATATCTTAATCATGTCTTTGCCGGTCGAGCTTTTGCACTCCTCCACCTTGAGTATTTGACATATGTAGCCCCCGGCGGGGAGCGCTTTAAAATCGCTAAATCCCTGTGTGGTATCAAAATCTTGTGGTTTAATCATAACGTTTTCTCCTTTTAAAAATTAAATATTATAATATTCCCTTATCGCTTTGTCGACCTCTTTGAGGTCATTGGGCATTTCATCCGGCAACATACCTATGGGGCTTTTTGCCGGATTAGTACCGTCCGATTGCGTCAAAAATTTATGTTCTTTGCCTTCGGTGGAGCAAAGTAAGACTATGGTAAATAATCCCTCTATGGTCAGTTTTTCGTCAAGCATCTTGCCGACCGTCTTTGCCTTGGTTTTGCCGTCTATCTGCTCCGTATGATGGAGCAGATAGACAATCCTGTCCTGCGGAAGGCTTTGGGCTATGTATTTGAGCATATTGTAAAATCGCAGGGCAAGGTCGGTAAATTTGTTGTAGCCGGTTTCTTTTGCCCGCGCAAAAAAATCAAAGGCAAGCAAATACTGGCTGTCGTCTATGGCATAGCTTTTTGTGGGATTTTTTTGCAGCGTCCTGCCGATAAGCTCATATGTTGCGTTTTGCACAACATGCAATTGCCGCTTAAACGGCAGAGGCTTGCCCGCCACGCTAAAAATGG